TTCCGTTGACTCATTTGTTCAGCAAATGCCTGCACTTCTTCCAATGCTTTACGATTGTCTTCTGCGGCAATTTGCAATCTTGCGTTGTTTTCTCTTAAGGTAGCAATTCGTTGTTGCATGTCTTTGTACTCGTAATAAGCACCATAGCCGACAGCACCAACTAATCCAAAAATTATTAGAAAAGCATATAATTTAAACATATGTCTATTTATAAAGCCAGCACTTTTGCAACATAATTTTCTCTGATATCTTTCTTGTCAGTAAAACTTCCATACTGAATACCCAATGAAGGTTCATAGAGTGATTTTTTATTATTTAGTATCGGTTGATACTGCTTTGCTATCTCATGTGCTTTAGCAAGATTAGGTATTCCTCCATCATCCTTCTCCCAAAGCAATAAAGGCATGATGTCTGTCAGTTTCATATTGTCTCTGTCGGGATGGTTTAGGTGTGGAAATCGATATCCATAATCTGCATAGGTTCTGTCAAACTCTGAAACATAGTGAACATGAAATTTCTCTCTTATAAATTCAGGAAAAATTGCAAGCGGAGATAAGATACTCGTATCAACAGGGCACTCATCACTTGCACACCACTCAATCGTCTTCATCACACTTTCTTCTGTTTCTGTTGGTAGACCAACAATAATGCCTTGCTGAATATTTGTCTGACCCCTCCAAGATTCTTTACAGTTGTACAGCATTTCTTTTATGCGTTCAGGATTCATTCCCTTACCTACACTTCTACCTGCTACCTGATTGTAAGTTTCTACGCCAAAAAAGCACTGCGCAATGCCTAGAGTTTTTAGTAACTCAATCTGCTCAGGATTGTTTGCAATAACTTCAGCCCTTAGGTACGCCCAAACCTTTATATCAAAAGGAAGAGAGTCAACTACTTCAGTGAATAGTCTGACTTTTTCTGTTGTATCATTGAAAGTATCATCGACAAAAGAATATTTGGTAACACCAAACATTTCATAATTTCTTAAAAGTTGGTCTCTGAAATTTTCTTTTGTCTTGGTATATGCCGCAACTGATTTCATTCCTATCAAAGGAAAAGAACAAAACTTGCATTTAAATCTACACCCTCTTGAACATTCTATCGCAAGTATTTCATTGGGAGTTACAAAGTTTTCAGGTTGCATTTCCATTTTTGCAATAGAAAAATCATACCCTGTATGTTCAGCATGTGCCTTTGTGTCATGGTCAACAATTTTGTTTAGTATTCTTTCACCCTTTACCAAGTCAATAAATTGTGTCTCAGAATAGCCAACAAAGATGTGTGCTATTTTATCTAGAGGTAGCATCTCTCTTACTTGACTTGCTTTACTTCCCCCAAAGATTACTTTGATTCCTTTTGCAAGGATGTGGTCAACCATCTCAGGAAGTTTTCCTTCCTTAATATAATGCCCTAAAACAAATTCTCCAGAAATATCAGGATCATTAAGTCGTTGTGCACCTATTTCTCCTGCCTCGCTAGGTAGACCTACCTTAGCCCAAGTAATAGAGAAACCAACATACATTGTGTTTGGACCTGAGAATTTATCAATTGCTTGCTTAAATTCTTCCATGGTCCAATATTCAATAAAGTCTATGACAAGTGCAGAATAGCCATGTCTTCGCAATTCAGTTGCTAGTAGATGTGGACCAGCACCGCGTTGTTTAACATTCAACTCCGCTTGGCTGTTAATAAAGATAACATCATACTGCATAATAGTAAGTACTCACTCGCATATGATACGCTGGGCTGTTTTTTTTCAGAGTTTTATGCTTTCAAAATTTCCCAAGCGTCCGCCGAATGAACCTTTGTCGAACACCGGTCCATCATCAACAGTCTGACCTGAGTCCGTGATACCTTTCTGTGCCGATGCATCCAAGTCGTACAGCCTCATCTTGCTCCTGTCTACACCCACCATGAATCGTTTGTTAGAAGTAGGATCACTGTAACGATTCTTCAACTGTTTCACCATAATCTGACCTAACTGTTCTAGATCCTCGGTGCTTATGAGAGCGAACATCAAGTCAGCAGTTGCAGGCAACCCAAACGATTCTGAAGTATCAGTCAGTTCAACATCACTGTTAGCATAACCGCTTCGTGTTGTCTGTGTTGCAGACACAATAGGAACATCAGATTCAACAGCAAGCCCTCTCAACTCTTCTGCTATGGACTTAATAATTGTATAAGAGTTAGCCGAAGAGCCTGCTCTGAACCTACTTGAAGTGCAGATGTTAAGATAATCAATGAAAATAATATCGGGAACAAAAGTTCTTTTAAGTTTGAGTTCATTCAACAGTGCCTTAAAGTGACCTGCGTGTGCAGATGCAGTCGGGTATTCTTTGATGATAAGTCTTCCTTGAATCTTCTCGTTAATCTTGCTGATTCTATCATCAAACATTTTCTTAGGCATATCTTTCAAGTCTTGAATAGGAATATTCATTAGATTCGCATCAATCCTTTCTGCGATTCTTTCTTCTGCCATTTCAAGCGTTATGTACAAAACATTTTTGCCTTGAGAGACGGCACCAGCCGCCATGTGACACATGAACAGAGACTTACCTACACCCGTGCCTGCAAGTGCAATGTTAAGAGTTTTGTTTGACAACCCACCCTGAGTAATCTTGTTGAAGTATTCTAAGTCAAAAGGAATCTTTTCTTCAAGTTGATGATAGAATTCAAATCGCTTATCTGCGTTTTCGATATAGTCGTGACCAACATTGCTATCAAACCCTACACCCAAAGCCGCGGACAAAAGAGAGGGTAGTGCATCAGGTCCCATCTCTTTGTTTGTGCCATCGATAATCTGAATGCTGTCCATGATAGCATTGTAAATTGCTTTATCTTTACAATACTTTTCAGTTTGATCCAGCAACCAAGATTCATCTGTGTTTGAATCTGAATTCAAACCATTGATAGAAGTTTCACATCTGAGATACAAATCTTCTGATACTGATTTATCTTCTTGCAGTGCAATAAGTAAGGCACTCTTTGTGGGAGTGCCATTGTACTTATCAACATATGTTTTGATTGTCTGAAAAACTTTTCTATCCTCAGATTCAGAAAAATATTCTTCCCGAATAAAAGGAATAACTTTTCTTAGAAAGGGTTCATTGTTAATCAGATTCGCTAAAATTTGTGTCTCTATTCTCACTCAACCATTCCTGTTTAATTTCTTCAATACAAGGTTCACAAAGGTATGTTTCTTCATCGCCGCTATTAAAACACATAGCGGCATCATCGTCAAGGATTTTTTTATCGCAACGGTCGCAAATCATTTTTGTTCGTTGTAGTCGTGGTCTTCGTTACCGAAAGTAAATGTAATAGCACTTTCGTCACCAGTGACCCCATTTACTGTATAGTTTATATTGTCCCAAGTTACAGGATTAGCGGTGTAGTCATACAAAGAGTAAGACAATGTAGTAGTACTAACATTAGTAGTACTAACAACATCATTTGTTGAACCCGCATTTGTTGAACCCGCATCCATTGCAGGAATGAGTTCACCGAAAGTTTCCCAAAGCCTTTCAAAACGAATTTCATACAACTCTTTAATGGCGAAAAACTTATTCATTAAAGCATCACAAACATCAGGAGGAATGTGTGCCCACTTAGGATTATCAACAAAGTGTGATGTAGTGACATCAATGTCTTCTACTATATTCCAACATTCCATAATTTGTTGTTCAAGATCAAATCTATCTTTCATTATATTTCTCCGTATGCTTCGGCAATATCATCTTCAGAAACTTCATCTGACATAATATCACCCCCTGAAATTAAATATCTTTTTTCGATCCACGCCGTGAAAGTAGGATCCGTCAACACTGGCAACCAGAATTCTTTCGTGTAAGTTTCTTTTGCACGATATTTCTTTTCTCCATTAGCATGTTGATACCAACCATTACTAGGTTTGATAACATGACCTGACTCTAACGCCATATCTAACAGACCCGACCACTTACTGATACCACCATCAAATTTGACTTCGACAGGAATCTTAGATTTTTCTCTAACGAACCTAGACTTCTCAACATTGATGATGAAGTTGTATCCTACAATGTCAGTGCCTTGTTTCTCTTGTTGTCTACCGATGATAAAGATGTTGTCAGCAGAGTAGTAGATGCCCGTACCACCTGATACGATGTCTTTCGGAAACAATCCGATTTCTTTGTAAGTGTGATTAACAACTACAGCAGGAATATCTTTGATAGTCAAGTGAGGAGTAATCATTCGGAACAAAGACTTCATCTGCTTTGCCCTTGTCATGTCAGCAACAGACTTGCCTTCAAGTGCATCTTCAACTTCTTTCTTAGAAGCCAAGTTACCCACCGAGTCTACAATCACAATCACATGATCTCCTCTTTCAAGACCATTCAACTGCGACATTACATCATGTTTGAGTTGTTCAATATCAGTAATAGGAGTGTGAATAACACGATCTGTATCAATGCCGAAACTAGTAAAGTAACCCTGAGGCGCACCAAATTCAGAATCATAGAAGAGAACCACTGCATCATCGTATTTGTCCAGATAAGATTTTGCAAGCAACATTGCAAAAGCAGTTTTAAAGTGTTTAGACGGACCTGCAAACACTGTCAGTCCAGGTGTTAGTCCTCCGTCAAGTCTTCCGCTTAGTGCAACATTAAGTGCAGGGACAGAAGTTTGAATCAAGTCCTTTGTGTTAAAGAATTTTGATTCAGTTAAAATATTCGACTCTTTAATTGTCGAATTCTTTTTTAGTTTGTCAATCAGACTCATAATTATTCCTCTTTAATAAAAATTCCATCAACCATCTTACCTTTGCGATCCCTAATATCGTTCCAAGCAACCGCCATACAATCCGCTAGACTCAATTCGTGACGCTCTGCAATATTAATAAGCACCACAATGCAATCACCAATATCGTCAGCCACAGAACGACCTTTGCAGATGTTATCACTTAGCTCTCCAACCTCCTGTACTAGTTTACACAGTTGATCTTTATCAGTTGCACCTTCAATCAAATTTCTATCATGGTGCCAGCCAACAATCTTTTGTTCATACTCTTCAAGTGTCATGCAAATAAATCCTCTAATGAAGCAACAGGTCTTGTATTCCAGTTAATACTATTAGCGATAGTGTTTAAAGGTTCAATAAAAGCCTTTTCAAAAATAGTTTCATAATCAACATAGCGATGCAAATCAAATTCAGCAGGAAGTTT